ATGGCATCAATAATAAAATATACACTGACTGACGGCACTGTAAAATTTAGAGCTCAGATTGTAATAAAGAAAGACGGTATTATAGTGTACAGAGAGAGCAAGTCATTTTTAAAAATAAAGCTTGCTAAAGACTGGGGTATGCGAAGAGAAGTTGAGCTACAGCAAACATCCGTTTATCAACAAAAAGAATATTTATCTATTCGCAGTCTAATTGAAAGATACATAAAAGAATTTAGACCAGAGGGCAGAACAAAAAACGCAGATTTAAAAGCGCTAATGAAGCGCGATATTTCATCTATTGATGTTCACAAACTTGAAGCTAAAGATTTAATCAAGCACGTCAGATTTAGAAATACTCAGTGTCAGCCACAAACAGCAGCTAATGATTTAATATGGCTTGGGGTAGTTGTGCGTACTATGGCGGGCGTCATTGACTTGGGTGTTGATCAATCTATATTTGAAACTGCCAGAAACATACTTAGAGCCGAGGGGCTAATAGCAAATTCAGAACAGCGGGATCGTCGTCCGACTAAGCAAGAGTTATGGGCATTATCTAGGTACTTTGATGGAAAGCCTACGCCTATGCTTCATATAATGTGGTTTGCTATCTACTCAGCTCGCAGACAAGCTGAGATATTCAAGCTTGAGTGGGATGATATTAGGCATGAAGATAGGACTTGCATGCTTAGAGATATGAAAGATCCGCGCAAAAAGGGCGTTAAAAAGCGTTTTAAAATACCTTTAAGCGCTTATAAGATTATTATGCGCCAGCCTAAAAATAATGCGCGAATTTTTCCATATAACTCAAAAACAGTCGGAACTTACTTTACTGATGCTTGCAAGTTTTTAGGTATAAATGGCTTACATTTCCATGATTTACGTCATGAAGCTACAAGTAGATTATTTGAAAAAGGCTTGTCAATACAGCATGTTCAACAGGTAACTCTACATAGTAGCTGGAATACTCTTTCGAGATATTGCAACTTAAATGCTGGCGATGTGGATGTGTAACGCCATCTGTAAATTAATTACCCCCTTGATTTGCTGTCTAAAACATCAGCTAATTGTTCAATATCTACTACCCAAGGTGACTTAGAGCTGCCAATTCTAAAAGCCCTTATGCCATTTAAGTCATTTTTAAGGGCTTTTTTAGACAAAGAGTATTCATCAGTAATCCCTAAATATTCTTCTGCTATTTGTAGTAGAGGGACAAACTTTTTCCCATACTGTTTAAATAATGCTTCTGATGTTTTCATAACTTGTCCAAATAAGCTAATGATGGATTGCGTCCTGCTGGCTTACACACTTCGCAGTTTTTGCGCATCCGTGTTCTGGTTTGAAATTCTTTTTTGCATGTTATGCAAATTTTTGTTTTTAATGGGTTAAGGATGAAGTGTTGGTGGTTCATAGCTTATTCTTCCTGCTACCAACCTATACGTTTAAGAAATCAATATCTGGCTTTTCACCACGCAAGGTAGCGTATTCAACTTGAATTTTTACAGAGTTCATTACTTTGCCAGCCGTATTATTAAGTTCTTTTGCAAGCTTTGGATCAATAGACTTATTGCGCAGTTCTTCATAAACATTTAATAGATCGGCTCTTAGGGTAGTATTGTTTAATTTTGACATTGTTGTTGATTCCTTATTTCGCGGGTTATTAGTAAGTTAATTCGTTTTAGTTCTATTAGTTCTTGTGGGCATTGGGAAACTTTTATCTTTAATGTACTAGCTACATAAGCATCTGTTAAATTGTCAATTCCATATTTACGGCGGTTAGCGTAATAAGATAAAAGGTACTCCCCATTTTTATTTCTATACGCGTGGTGCCAAGCATTTGCCTTATTTCGATTGTAATAAACCTTTGCCTTAATTCTTATTTTCTCTTTATTAGCCTCGCGATAATTCTTGTTCCTTATGGCTATTTTCTCTTTATTATTTGCATAATAGGTTCTTTCGATCGCTCTTCTTCTTTCTAAATATTCTTTCTCTTTATGTAAGCCAAGAATCTTCTCTTTATTATTTTTATAATATTCTGAGTTTTTTTTATTTCCACAATCCTTGCAGTAATTAGCAAGCCCATTTTTTCTTGATTTATCCTTACCGAACAACTCAACCAGCTTATCAACCTTGCACTTACTGCAAACCTTAGTAGTCACTTGATCTGTCATAACCCTGCCATCTGATAAAAAACATGCTTACCAATGCGTCTTGTTATTGATCCTGCTCGATGAGGAATAACGCCGCGCTCCCAACTATCGGCTTTGCCTACCACTGACTTTGTGGATAATGCAGACTTAGCTAAGGCTACGTAACTGCCTTTAACTTCTTTAGGTACTTGGCGTTTAGTAACACCTTGCAAGTTGCAAATAGTATGTTTAGATACCTTGCTTCTGTTGATTGAGGCGTGACCTACAGCTATCACACCCTCAACACTTTCTCCTCTAGCTTCGCTAAACATAATATTAGCTAAACACTCTATTTCTGATGCTTGTGTTATTGCTGGCATTAGCAATAGCATCATGATGAGCGCCTTCATTTGTTGTTATCCTTAAATGTTTGCATGGTCTATCTCCTTAAATCTGTCTAGTAATGGTGGGTTTAAAAACATTAAAATAAGTAGTTGTTGGCCGGTATAGGTAAAATAATTAACCTGTTTTCTCTCATATCTTCCATGACCTTGCTTTGCTCCGCGCTTAAATAAATGAGTATCTTTGTGAAGCTCGATAAATTTAAACACTTCGTCTTCGTCATAAAAAAAATGACCGCCCTTTTTTCTAATAGGCTCTGGGAATTTGTAATCTTCCAATTTAGTAATACGCCATTCTAGTGCTGACTTACTAATGCCCATTAACGCTGCTGTTTGATGTCTGGTTATTTCTGCCATGTTGAATCTTTAAAATCTTTATCCCGCCGCAAAACGGCGGGGAAATAGGTAAAGGGTTAAATGAGGACTTTGCGGACCGCTCGCACGGAGTTGGTGTGGCTCTTGCTGGTGGAGTACTGGTTGCCAGTGGTGAAGGAATGCTTCCAGGCGAGCGTCGCATCGAACTCAGCAGATGACCAATACCATGAGGTTTTAAATGATGGCTTTATATCTTCATTGATATAGCACATCAATAACACTTCTCTAGGCAGCAACTCACCGCCCACTAACTCGCACCAAACCTTAGCATTTTTCCAATTCATTTCTTCGTCGGCCTCTGGCCCTAAGTGCCATCTATAGCCATTAAGTTCACATATTATCGGGGCATCGTTCCAGTTATTTGTGAGTTGTTCTTGCGCTTTAAGGCGCTCTATTTCGTCTTGCAATTCTTTTATTTTTTGTTGGATGGTCATGCTGCCAACTCCTCTATTTCAAGTTGAAATACCTTTTCATCAACCTTTCTGTCTTGTAGTTACCGATTTAATCTTTCTTAATTGCACATTTATTATTCTATTGCAGTCAGGGCAAACGTCCTCAATCTTATCAGTCTTATAACAGTCAAGCAGTTCATTGACGTAGGGTGCTGTTTTATGGCATATATCACATCTAGGCATCATCACCTCCTATACCGTGTGCTTTTTCTGCAAACTTAACGCCTCGCACAAAACCGTTACATGAGATTGGTGGCTCGTCTCCCATACCTACCCATATTTCATCATCACGCAAAGGCTCATGGGTTGGTGACTCTTGCTCAGGTTGGGCGAGTAGTTCTTTCGCAACGGCTTTTAAAAAGCACCAATCATCGTAATTCCACTTACTGTCAGCAAATCTTTTCAAAAACTCTCTTTCTTCACTCATCTTTATAATCCTCAATATATCTTTTGCTTTTCAAATAGTTTCTAAAAATAGTTAAGACATCTCTAACACCAATTACATGAGAATTTCCTTCATAAAATGCGTTATTGTGTATTTGTTTTATAATATCTTCCAGTTCATCAGGCTCAGGCTTTTGCTCAGGTTGGGCGAGCAGTTTGTCTATTCGATCTAATAGCCTTTTACTAGAGACAGTAACTTTGTTGTCGATAAAAAAATAGCATTCTTGCAGGAGCTCTCTTTCAGGACTCATTTCCAAAAACCTCCTTTAGTTTATTGTATATTTCGAGGTCAAATGCTTTTAATTCTTTTAACCCTTCACCATTATTTTCTATTAAACTCATTAAAAAGATTTCATGTTTTTCAATCGGGGATAAAGGCTCAGGCTCAGGCTGGGCTAGTAGTTCTTGAGCGTTATGAAGTGTCTCCTCAATATCACTACTCATTTCAAACTCTTTAACAGCTATGTCACCTGCTGCAAAATAACGCATTATCTGTGCTAATAACTCTCTTTCTTCACTCATCATCTACTCCAATACCATGTGCTTTTTCAACAGCTCTCTTTCTTTGCTCATATCTTTACCTTCTTGACCGCTCGCACGCAGTTGTAGATGCTCTTGTTGGTGAAGTCCTGGGTGCCATTGTAGAAGGACTGTCCCCAGGCGTGCGACGCATTGAATGCGGTGCTTGACCAATACCATTCTGTTTTAAACTCTGACTTGATGTCTTCATTCATGAAACATTGAAGCAAGACATCCCTAGGAGGCAACTCACCGCCAACTAACTCGCACCAAGCCTTAGCATCTTACCAATTCATTTCGTCATAGGCCTCTGGCCCTAAGTGCCAACTATAGCCGTCTAATTCACAAATTATTGGGGCTCTGCCCCATTCGTAAGCTACATGTTCTTGAGCTTTTAAAGCTTCAATTTGATTTTCTAGGTCTTTTATTTTTTGTTGGATGCTCATGCTGCCAACTCCTCTATTTCAATCTCAAATTCATTTAAAATAATCTGCAAAGCATCGTCATTTGAACAGTTAAATTCAAAGGCAATGGCGCTTATGATGCGATTACGAACACTTTGATTGGGATTGCTTTTTATTGGCTTAATAAGCGTGGGCTCAATTTCTTTGCTATCGTCTTTAAAAGATAGCTCTATGTCATCTGCTTGTTTACGTAGCTTGGCCGCTCCTGCCAGTTCAGCATTACGATCTTCTGATCGATCTGCATATTGTGCGCCTTGCTCGATATGGTCTGCTGTTTTGCGCAGGGCTTCGGCTTCTGCTTTGGCTTTTTGCTGAGCATCAATAGCCGCTTGTTCTTGCGCTTGCTTAGCTCTAGTTGCTTCTAACTCAAGCTTATCGAGTCGTTGTTGCTCGGTGATTTTTGCCTGTTCTTCGGCTCTCACTTTTTCGCGTTCTGCCTCTAGCTTTTTGGCTTGTTCTGCTTCGGCTTTGCGTTTGGCTTCTGCTTCGATCTGCAAACGTTGTAACTCTAATTTTTCCAATTCATTTTTCTTATGTTGCTCAATTCTTGAGGTAATAAGTAATTTAAAATCATCTTTTTGCTTATAAATTATTTGCTGTAGATCGTTAAATAAAAAGCCATAACCTGCTGATGATTCTTTGCACCAGCTTAGCTTTTCTTGGATGTCATTTACTTGTGTTGTTGCCGCAATTTTTGCCCTTGCAAGTTCTGAATCAAGCTTGTTATAAAGACTATTTAGGTTGCGTTGATTTTTCATTGCGCTGACAAAATCAGGCTTATCTTGTTGGGCAAGCATCAAGCGAATTGGAGCGATGGTTTTTTCAAGATCAGAAATAAAAGCCGCGTATGTAGATTCACGCTCAAGCTTTGCAATAGTTTTTCGTGTTTCTTTTTGTTCTTTTACAGCTTTTTCTTGTAATAACGCTAATTTGTCAAATTTATCCGCATAAAGCTCAAGTGTTTTAACGGCTTCACTTACTGTTGATATTTGATCGACAACTGCTTTTGCGGTAAGCCTGCATTTTTTAGCGGTTTCTCTAGCTATTTTGCTTTCTGCTTCTGCAATAGCAAAATCATTATCTGTAATTAATGTTGTTTTTGCTTCTGCTAAAAATTTATCAAATAAAGGCGTTACATCATTTAAGTTTGATAGTGTTAGTTCACCTTTAACTTGGATAGTAACGGCTGGAAGATCTCTTATTTCTTCAGCTTTTGGTGGCTCAACTATTTCAATAAAGACGTAGCTTTCAAGGTCTTTTTTAAATTGTTTCCAGCCAGCGACAATCTGAGCGCGTAACTCTAAATTAGGCTCATACCAGAAATAAACCTCTTCTAGCAATGTATTATCATCACTCCATTTAGTCGCATGAAATAGGCATTTTTCAGCACCAGACACTAGGAGTTGTTGCTCCATTTGTATATGATATTGAAGATGAAGATCATTAACTGATTGAGCTTGGCGTATTTCATCATTAAGAGTTTTGTGCTCAAAAATGACATCCTCCATAAAGGTGATACCGTCAAATGATGCAGACAGATCACCTTCAAAGCCAACCAAAGGCGCTAAATCTTCTCCAATGATTTCTTCTGCTCGCGATCTTGCTAATGCTTCAAAGCGATGGCCGTTATCAAATATTTTTTGAGTTTGTGCATCAAATTCTTGGGCAATTCCTGTTGCATGTTCACGCAATAACTCATTGCGTGATTTGTATTTTGATTGATCCATCATGGCAGGAGCATCTGAAGCATTAAGCTTTGTTGCTCTGTATTGCAGCCATGCCTCGCTACCTTGAACTAAATTTAGTTTTTCCATAATCTATCTCCTTAATCGTTTTCGTGTGTCCAGCTATCTATTTCTAATAGCTGCTCTTCTGAAAAAACAAAACCTTTTGCTGCCACGTAATCAATGACGTCCTGAGCATTTTTAGTCCCTGAAATGATTGGATCACGCCATTTTGATTGGTTTTTTTTAAAATATTCGTCTGAACATGTGCGAGGCTCTGGCTTTATATCAATTACGGTGTTTGATTCAATGCTACCTGCTTGATTAATAATTTTTTCATCTGGTAATTCATCTTCTGAATACACGCCCAAGATTGCGCCTGGGCAATACAGTCTTGCCCAGTTTTTAACTTGCAAGTAAGCGAGCTGTTGTTTTGGGTTTGTTTTCCATAAAGGTGAATTTTTTGTTGCTACAGATCGAGCTGTTAACCATTCGTTCCAGACTACTTCTGATTCGCCTCTAATAATTGCGCCTACACGGCAGGCTAAGTTTTCGCCTTCTCCAGTGTATTCATAATGAAAGCGCCCGGTAATTGCTCCTGATGCTTGTATCACTGCATTGACTAATTGCGCTTCATAGCCCAGCACACCATTTACTAAATGGGTCTTTTGGGCAACGCTAAACGGCGACATGCCCCATTGTGCTGCTTGTAATACGATAGCAAAACAATCACTTGTAGAGCCTTGCAAGTGCTTAGGAATTGTTACTTTGCTGCCTGCCATAACAGAGGCCAAGGCGTTAAATTGATCCATCATGGATGGATTTCTAACAAGTTCCGCTGCACCAATAGGTTGTATGCCATTGTTTTCTTGAATTTTTACTACTGCGTTCATTACTCTTCTCCGTTTTGATCAACCAAGCTTTGGCTTGATACTGATTGAGTTGCAGGAGCTTGGGCTGCGTAAGATACGACTGAAAGAGTAAGTGCGGCTATTATCACGACAATAGCAGCAATAATACCTTTACGTGCCATTGCAAGATCACTGTGCCAGTGGTTGTCATAGTCTTCTGTTGGGGTTAATAGAGTTGCTCTATTGGCGTAGTCTTTTTTAATGCTCATTTCTTTTCTCCAATAAGGTGCGCTGGAGCTGTCCAGCGCAATAAAGGTTGCTTTGTTAAGGCAGGTTGCTCTGCGGGGTACGTACTTTTAAGGATGGGATCTCGCCTGCTTCCTGTACAAGTAGCTTTTTACTTGCAGTTGAACAAGATTAAGATCCCATGCGTAAAAACCCCGCACACTTAGCCGGTGCGGGTTAGCTTTACGGCACTGACATAACCATTCAGGACTGCACCAGGCTTATTAAGGAGCTGGTGGACTCCCGCCGCAAAATTCTTACTGATAAACACTGACCTTCAAAAACAGTGCCTATCACTAAGGATTCGTAAAAAAGCCCCTCATTGCGAGGGGTACGGAGTGTGGCCTTCGGGCCTAGGAGAAAGCTTGGCAAGCTAAAATCTTTTCAGCTTGCTGGGCTGTTGAGGGATATTATCCACTGTTAGTGGATTAAGTCAACCACTGATAGTGGATTATTTCAACAAAACCCAGTAAAATAATTTAAGTGGTTGATTGATTGAGTATTTTTTAAGTGGGTGTAAAAAAACCCGCACAAGGCAGGATGGGGCTTATAAATATATAAAAACTTGTATAAATGTTAGTAGGATTTATAATTGGCTTATGAAAAAAACTATATTCTTAGGTCAGCAAAGACGATCTTCGGGATTTTCCAGAAGATGCTAGGCGTGATGCTGGTATTGAGCTTTATCAAGTCCAATTAGGGCTTAATCCATCAGACTGGAAGCCTATGCCTAGTATTGGTGCTGGCGTTCGTGAGATACGAATAAGAGCAAACGGGATATTTAGAGTTGTTTATTTAGCGGCACTGCCTGAGGGCGTATATGTATTACATTGTTTTCAGAAAAAAACCCAGAAAACCGCCCCGCGTGATCTTGAATTAGCTAGGTTACGCTTTAAGCAAATTGGAGAAAAGTAATGACAGAAATTATTGAGGCTAGCGAGAATTTATTTATAGCCCTTGGCTTTCCGCCCCATGAGGCCGAAGTATTGCAGATTCGTGCTAATTTGATGGCCAAGTTAAGACTGTGGATTATAGAGAAAGACTTAACGCAAGAAGAAGTTGCCGAAAGGCTTGGGATTACTCAATCTCGGGTATCTAACTTAGTTCGTGGTCAATGGAAGAAGTTTAGCCTAGATATGCTGCTATCGCTCGCTATTAAAGCAGGACTACAGTTTAAGATTGAGCTGGATTGGGCAGCTTAAAAGTTAAAGGTGAACGCATATCACCTTTAAAAGGCACAAAAAACCCCAGTTAAGGGGCTTGTGGTATTAAAAAACCCGCTGAGTGCGGGTTAATAGAGTGATATTATTTAAGCGGCTCGCTTCCAGCCCGAATCATAATCCTTAAATATTTCTTTTTCCTGTTCTTTTTCATCAATATCTTTAATTCTAGCTATCAATTCTAAAATACCTGTTGCCTCACCATAAAACTCAATTAAACAGGCTCTTAGCATTCTATCTGCCCACTTGGGGGCTTTACCGCTTTTTTCCCATCTAGCAACTGACTGCTCATCTTTGCCGATCAAGTCGGCTAAAGCTTTTTGCGATAAGTCGAGTTCTTTACGCAAAAATCTAAACTCCTCCCCGCTAAGTGTAGGCTTATTGTAGATAAGGTTATGAGCAATAGCTTTATTTAATCCAAAGACATCAGTAATGGACACGCACCGCCCATACTCAGGGTCGTCTAGCGTAGTGTAGCCATTAACAAGCCAAATGTTATTTAATCCGCTTTCTTGATAGTGATACATATTACCAGCCTCATTCAAAACACAGTCACAACAACTATGTACTCTCCGTTATTATTATATTTAAAGGCAGTTGCTACGGTTACTGCGCTGCCTGATGTGTAATGATCAATTATACACCGCCAATCTCCCTTTATGTCTCTATAGGGTGATTCGCTAATCCTGCCTTTCTCTATACAGGTTAAAACCTGCTTAAGGGTAATGTTCCGTTCTGTCATTCGCTTTTTAGCATGAGGACTAATAAATATTTTAGAGTCATCAGTCATACACTCGCGCAAAATCTTTAAATGTCCGCCTAGCGGACATTTACAAAACCCCGCACAAGGCAGGATGTGTGAGGAGGATTTGTTTTGAGTAGGCTTGTTTAGCTTTATTGTGTATTTGTGTGTATAATTTAGGGTATGAACAGCAAAGACATTATTAAGCGTTTACAAAAAGAAGGTTGGTTTAAGGTGGGTGGCAAAGGCGATCATGAAAAATTTGCGCACACCACTAAGCTTGGCCATGTCGTCGTGCCACATCCGCGCAAGGATTTGGCAATAGGTACTTTACGTAATATTTACAAACAAGCCGGCTGGGACTGGTAGGAGATTTTATGTTATATCCTGTGTATATCCATTTAGGCGATGCAGCTCACGCCCACGGTGTTTCTATCCCCGATTTTCCTGGGTGTTTTTCTGCGGCTGATGACTGGCAAGATTTGCCTCGCATGGTTCAGGAGGCTATTGAGCTATGGTGCGAGGGTCAAAACTTAGAGTTACCTAAGCCTAGTTCATTAGATAAGCTAGTGACGGATGCTGATTATGTTGATGGAGTTTGGTTATTAATTGATGTGGATGTTACAAAGCTTGATACTAAACCCGTGCGCTTAAATATCTCTATGCCACAAAGTTTAGTCAGTGAGATTGATAGTTATGCAAAAGCGCACGGGGCAACACGCTCAGGTTTCCTTGCTCAAGCTGCTAGAGAGGCTATGAGGCATTGAGGTATGAAATATTAGTCGCAAAAACTCGCACAAGGCAGGATGGGTGATTGAGTATTTTTTTAAGTGGGTGTAAAAAAACCGCAGTTAAGCGGTTTGATGTCAAGTTGAGTTGTTTAACTTAGCTAATTATTTTTTTATAATGAATGCTTTAATAATTGCAGCTGTGGGAATAGCGGCAATTGCAAAAGCTAATGCTTCATGATCCTTATATCCTAAATAACCTGATAAGCCTATTGAAGTAATGCAAACTAAAAAGCCAAATATTTGTCCTAAGAGATCACTTGTAAATACAGCTTTTGTTTGTTTTAGATTAATTTCTGTTTGTTTTTGTTGAGCTGAAATATTAGCGTCTGCAACTTTAATTTCTAATGTTCTTCGATGTGCGGATTCTTCAAGCGCTAATTGAATTAATTTTGCCGCCGTGCCTGGCACCAAATCATCTAATCCCTTTAAAATATCAGGGGGAGGAATGGGGCCTTGATAATGGGTTAAAGAAGATTGGCTAGTAGCAGTTTGCTTAATAGCCCTTCTGTTATTTTTCTGTACTGACTTTTGAGTCATATCGAGATATTACATTATTAATGTCTGTGCCAATTTTATACCAATCACTTTGCAGTGCGTTTTCATCACTAATTGGTTGAGCATATATTTGTTTTATTTCTACTAAAGGTGGCGCGTCAAAGCTTCCAAATAACATGACGGGCGCCGCAAGCCCTTTTGAAAACCCATTTATAAATGCTTGTTTTGATGTTTTTGAAAAATCGATAATAACCATATTTTTACCTGCAATGATTATGCATAGAATTACTACTAAAGGTTTATGTATAGTAAGTTTAATAGGGATGTTTGTCCACAATGTGCCAACTTAGACAGCATTGCCTCTTAATAATTCCCGCTTTAAGTGCGGTTATTTATCTAGTTTTTTAAACCTTTATCAATGTGTAGCGATGGTTACTATCGCTACATTTTAAAAAATTGATGCCTGACTAGGCTTTCTATCATGGCTAATGACTTTTAAAATGACATATTCCATTTTTAAGCCTGAGTCCGTCATTGAAGTTACCCATGGACGGGTAACGACCCGCCAGCGACTTGCGTACCTGATATGTTGGCCATCGCAATTACGCAGGTAACATTCAGGGATAGAGCAGGAGCGCCTGCGCTGTTAAATAAATCGCCCAGTGTATTTTGTCTTTTAAGCATAGCAATATCCATCAGCGGGTTGCAATAATGTGGCTAGTTTTGCAGAAAACCAGATTTGTTTTTTGTTAATCATAAGAGATACAGTCTTTCTTGCGGCATTTATGGCAGAAACACGAGCCGTATAACGTCCAATATATAAGCCTTTTGTTTGTTCTAGCTTTACTAAATCCCCTGTCTTTAACCCAAGAACTGTTTTAGTTGATTTGGGGTTTGCACAAGGAAAACCATACTTATTCACTCTAACGACTTGCCGGCAACCATGTCCCATGGCTTTAATGAGTAATGGCTTATGATCTGGTTTCAGTGTAACGGTTTCACCAGACTCACCTACGCAAGCTGCGTCAATCCAATGTGCTTTTGGATAGTCTAAGCGTATACGGTTAAACTTAGTTTGTGCGCCCGTACCGGTTTCTACCGGTAAACCTGTATTGAGTAGGCTCACAAAAAGCTTATTGCGCGTCGCATTAACGGCAGCGGCATCAGATAAAGGTTTCTTAAGTTGAGTCAAGATGCGCTTTAATACTAAAGGTTTTCTTGCTAGAAACTCTGAAACATCTCTTGTACCTTTGCGATCATTGCAAGGACCACAAGAGATCGTTAAATTGCTAATGTTATTAGAGCCTCGCTTAGCCTTAGGAATCACATGCTCGATCTGTAACGGTACCTTGTCTTTGTTGCAATAGGCGCAATGACGCCCCCACTTTTCAAGCAAATATTCTCTAACGGTATAACCTGCTAATGTACCTTGTTGATACTCAGCACCTGAAATATCAGGGTTTGTCATGTGTTGCATGTCAAACTTAACACGCTCTACTGCTATACCTTCAATAGAAGCCCAGCGCTGAAAGCGATTAACCCAGGTCATTGTTGTCTGGATACGGTGATCCAAAGACGGTGGCAACCAACCTTTAACGCGAGCACGATTGTTAAACCGTACCGCACGATAACGCGTATTCCTGCTACGGCGACCTGAACGTATTGAGCGACGCGAAAGCAAAGACGCCTTAATTTCACCCCCACGATGCGTTAGTTCTGCTGCAAACATAACGCGGTTATCCTTATCCACTAAGACTAAGCCTGTTTCTTTTGAACCCGGGTCAATCTTAACCGTTAATGGCTTTACAATGGCATCAGGCATCGCAACCTTTAAAATAATAGTAAAGGGAACACGTCGCCAAACAGCGGCTTTTTGATCCCTTAATAATTGCCTAGCCCGTGCTGGTGAACACGGAGTCATCGGCTTTTTAGTGGTATCTAAAACAAAAACACCATTAGGCATAACAAAATGTCCTCTGGGATTGCTCCCGTTATATGTGCCTCGCTAAGAGTACGAAGGTCGTTCAGTCTCATGCTTACACCTCAACCAGATGAGGGGGTCATACATTTCGACCACAGAGCTTGGAGCTGGCGAAGTACCCCAAGGTGTGTCGCTTTCGCTTCACTTCGTATCGTTTACCGGAATCTTTCTGGTTAGCTGGATGAGCTTTGCCAATAAACTGCATTGACAAAATAAACTAATGACTTTCGGCACGGATGCTGAAAGTTATTGGTTAAACTGGGCGCTCAACAAATTCTATTCCGAAGCATCCCGTTTTAAATGAGGCTCTTACATTTAAAACAACTGAGGCTTTTTGATGGTTTGTAGAAAAATTAGCTTGCTCAATCGCCTCACCTAAAGCTAAAAGAGCGGGTGCTAAATCTTTGACATCCATAGTGCCGTTTTCAAGCGCCGGGCCATCATAAATAATTTGAAAGGTAGCATGGCTCATTTTAGCATTCACTTAATCTTATAATTTCCTGTGTATTTATTATACTCCAATTACCATAACTGCGACGACTCACTCGCTACTGCAGGTCGATCTAATCATTCCATGTAAATTTTTCATGAAGCGTTGATGGTTGGTTACTCGTCTATCTTGGGCTTGAGGCTGTTGAGCTTGCTCAGATGCCCCCCCCCCGCATTTTCAGCAGGCGCTGTCAACAGTTTTTGTTCATATTTAGGCGGATTTGTTTGCTCAAATTGGGCAATGATGAGCTTAACGGCTTGGATCTGATCTGGGCTTAGGTGAGTCACGTCGATGACGTTTCGTAAGTCTGGCGGGTCGTTGGGGTATTTTTGGCCTTTGCCTGTTAATAGCCATTCGACACAAATGCCAAACATTTCTGCTATTTTTAAAGCTGTGTCCATAGAGGGTATTTTTTCGCCTCTCATCCATGCGCTAATAATTGATTTAGAAAAACCCATCCAAGCGGATAGCTCTATCTGAGTTTTTATCCCTTTATCAATCTGTAATCCCTTTAATCGCTTTGCATAATCTAAATATTCCATCAGTGGATTATATTCTTTATCGAATCCACAATTGATAGTTGCATTAAATCCCTTATCGGTGGATAATCTAAACATGAACATATTCCTAAAGTTAAAAGAAATTTACATTACGCAATTAAAAGCGTCAAAAGCTGTGGGCGTAGCTGACTCTACATTTTCAGATTGGGTTAACGGCAACAAGATCCCAAGACCTGAACGAGTAAGAGCAATTCAAGATAGCCATGGATTTAGCGATACTGAAATGATGGATTCACTCTATCCAAGAGATAGATACTCGACTTTGGAAAATAACAATGGATGAGGCGGATGTTCGGATTATTAATCAAGCCATCTTGGCGATGCTGGGCAATAACTATTGCTTGATTACCGATAGGCCTGACCTTGGTTTTCAGGTTGAAACGTCTTGGACAACTTGTTTTGACAAAGAAATAAATGCGCTTGAAGAGCTTATTGTTAAATACGGCGCACATACGTCTACAGGACAAGAATATGTGCACAGTGATTTTGTTGTCGTTAGGCGGCCGTGTAATGGTCGCGAATGTAACTATTGTAGTAATCACCCTTAGAACTGGCTGCCATAAAACCTGAGTAGATAGCTTTAGGCACTTGGTAGTAATGATAGATTTTTGGGTTATGTGTGAATTGAATAAATAAGCGACTGGTTTGATCGTCATAGCCAATTGCTTTAATTGCTTTAGATCGGACGTTTTGCATGTCCATAGTTTCACCCTTGTGTTAGTTGATGGAAGTGAGAAGTCGGATTTTAACATAAGGGTATTTTTAAATTTTAAGGGTTAAGTAATGGCTAGAGAAACTGTAGAGCTTAGAGTGCAATTGCCGCGTTTTACTGTTGATGTTTTAGATGGTCATTGTTCAGCAAGTGGTGAATGTCGCACCAAGCTAGTTGATGAAATTCTTGGCAACTGGGCTATTCAAAAACATCGTGAGGCTACTTTAATCCTAAGGGTTGCCGGTAACAATCCGACTCAGTCGGATAAGTAGTTTTACGTATTAAAGCGTGTTGCGCTAGGTGTCGTGGTTTTATCAAAGACACTGTAGGCGATGGCAAAGGTATTGGCAGATGTAAGGCTTATGAGCATTACGTCAATAAGGGCGCAACTACTGAGCAACTTAATGAATTAGTGGTGGTATTGGGTAACAAAGCCAATTATCACGTCTTCTATGGCGGTTCTGAGCTGCGTGAATGCAGTAAGTTTAAACAGGTGGATTAGATGACTGAAGAAAGCTCTAAATTAAGCAAGGTGGGCTTAATAATCAAAAGGGATGTTGAAGCTATAGCAGAAATGGAAAGAAAAATATTTGAATTTCTTGAGCAACAACATCCTAATTTTTTGGCTGATTACATTATTTTACAGGCGTTAAATAGCCTTATGTCAAAGGTTAATTTTGGTCTTCGCTAGTTATTTTTTCTATAGATCCTAGCTTGTCAAAGTTTTTAAAGAGGTAAAAGCAATATTGCTCAAACTCAGTTTTAACAAGGTTTGAGTGTTTATTGCTAGATGAAGCGGCTGTCAAGGTCGCGGCAATTTTAAGTAGTTCAAGTTTAGTGTGTTCGTTCATGGGGATTGATCCTAGTTAAACGTGGTTGGTAAGAGAGCTTAGTTTAACACGGTGAAAATCCCCGCCCTTTAGGGGTAAAGAGTTTTAACAGTTTGTGCGTAGCTAGAGGGCGCTCGAAAGCATGTCTCCGACCATGTTGCTACGCCATTTTTTGTCGGGTTATCGGAGTAACAGCATGAAGAATTTTATTTATGTCTAATCTGTGGTTCAGGCTCTATGCAGAGTTTTTAACTGATCCTAAGGTTCAAATGATGAGTGAGCAAAACCAAAGAAGATTAATTATGGTTTTGTGTCTTAGATGTAACGGCAATGTAACGTTACAAGATGATGAAGTTTCGTTTCAACTAAGGATTAGTAACGAAGAATGGCAGGTTACAAAAGATATTTTTATTGAAAAGGGTTTTATTGATAAATCTAATAATGTTCTTAACTGGGATAAGCGTCAATTTATATCAGACTCAAGTGCGGAGCGGGTTGCAAGGCATAGAGAGAGAAAAAAAATAGCATGTAACGTTACAGTAACGCCCCCAGATACAGATACAGATACAGATACAGATACAGATACAGAAAAAGAGAAAAAGCATGTAGCTAACGCTACATCGAAAAAAAATCTAGAAAACAAAACGACACCGACAAAAAAACAAAACTTTGAAACCGCCGCGCTTCTTGCATTGGGTATCGACCTAGTTTTGGTTCAGGACTTTTTGAAGATTAGGAAAACAAAGCTTACTCAAACTGCGATTAAAGCTCTCGAAAGAGAGGCTTTGAAAGCAGAGATTACGCCTAGCGATGCTGTAAGGATCTGTATTGAGCGGAGCTGGCAAAGTTTTAATTCTGGATGGAATTGGCAAAATCAAAAAGCAAATAATTCTGCTTTTGGCAAAAACTCAGGATTTGTAAAACAACCTATGCAGCGCCCAGTGTATTTATACCCTGATGGCAATATAGGTGATGCAATAGATTCAACTTCGACAGAGATTAGATATGAACAAGCGAGACTTTAACGAATTTTCAGAGGCTTGGGCTGATGCTCATGAGGTATTGGCAGCCGGTAGAGTGTTATCGCAACGCGCAATGGTATCAGCGTTCAGTAGTCTTGAGGATTACGACATTGAACCAGTGCTTGCGGCTCTTAGGCATCATTGCAAAACCAGTCGTTATGCACCAGTACCTGCTGACATTGTTGATCTGCTAAGTGCGCATAATAAACGCCTTAGCGCTGATGAAGCGTGGGCAATGATGCCAAGGTCAGAGGATGAGACAGTTGTCTGGACAGAGGAGATGGCAGTTGCTTATGCAGTGGCTTTTGATTTAATCACCGAGGGCGACAGAATTGCTGCACGTATGGCCTTTAAGGGCGCTTATGAGCGCTTATGCAGCGAAGCGTCAATTATGCAAGCGCCTGTTGTCTGGAAAGTCTGCACAGGCTATGACAAGACTATGATTGAGCCGGTATTGCAAAAAGCCGTGTTAGCAGGACGCATTACACAACAGATTGCTGATAAGTATCTGCCAGCTCCTAAAGATGCTGGTGTTATTGCTGGATTGTTGACCGGGAAAGTAACTGAAATGCCTAACAATGCGCAGCACCTAAAGTCAAAGTGGCGTGAGCTTAGTCAGGCTATGAAAGATGGGCAAAAAATGCTTGAGGACAAAAAGCGTCAAGATATTCTTGATCGTGAGGCTGAGCGCATTGAGCTTGCAAAATATAATCATCAGCTACTTGAAAAAGCGAGTTTGATGTTAGAAAACTATCACTAAAACAAGGGTATTTTATGATCGAATATGCCATCTTACCCCATCCTGCCGACTGGACACTGTTGCCGTGGATCGAATCAACCTCATTTGGCTGGCGTTTTAGTTGGCTGATGGTGGTCATTTTAGGGATTAATCATGAAGGGTTTTAATCAGTCATATTTTGAGTTTTTACTAAGCGCAGATGGCTTTCCTGTGATTGCTTTGGCGATAAGCTTATCGATTACAGCAGCCGCATTGGGCTTTAGCTTAGCTGTTCTTTTATTGAAAATTAAATGACTACGATTTGGCTAAGAAAACTCTATGACACCTTTTGTCCTGCAGATGATGTATCGGCAGAGGCTATGGAAGGTTTTAGAGCTAATGAGTTATACAAGGCTGAAATTACGCAGCCAAGAAACGCACCTATGCACCGCAAGTTTTTTAGCTTACTGAACCTTGCCTATGAAAACTACGAACAGCCAGAAGTGTTTCACAACAACATTCGGGTTTTTAAGTCTTTTGAGCGTTTTAGGGAAGAAGTCATTATCGCCTGTGGGCATTGGGAACTTGAGCTTAACAAGCGCAATAACGTGGTGCAAAGAGCTAAATCGATCAGCTTTGCCAAAATGAAACAAGACGAATTTGATAGTTTATTCAATACGGCCATTACGGTTATTTTGAGCGATTACTTAACTTACTACAGCGAGGATGATATGAATTTATTAGTCAGCAAGGTTTTGGCTTACGCATGAATAAATTACGTCAATCGGCTAAAAATCAAGAATGCTTGGTGAGAATACCAGGCGTTTGTAATCGCAGAACAGAAACCGTAGTGCTTGCACACTTAAACGGCGGTGGCATGGGTATGAAAGTCAGTGATCTCCATGGGGCTTTCTGCTGCTCAAGCTGTCATGATTTGCTTGATGGCCGCGTGTCAAGAAGCTCACACGGCTATGAAGGCGATATGCTCAAGTTGATGCACTACGAAGGGGTTAGGCGCACTCAGGAATACTGGCTTGCTTTTGGGTATATCTCGATATGAGTTTTCAATTAGCCTATGCCTCTGAATGCTCTTTGAGCCAGTCTTTAAGCGGCTACGCGTGGCAATACTTCTTGCTCAATGGCTGGAAGAATCTGCTGCTTAGCCAAGCGCAAGTCATAAGAACTTTGCAGGTTAAGCCAAAATTCGGCAGATGCGCCAAAGTACCTAGCCAAACGCAAAGCCGTGTCGGGGCTAATACTTCTACGCTCCTTAACAATTTCATGGATACGGGTTGCAGGAACGCGCAAAGCAATAGCCAAGGCGTTGACGCTCATATCCAGCGGAATCAAAAATTCTTCTCGCAGAATTTCGCCAGGGTGAATGGGGCGCATCCTGTTTCCGGTAGTGACATCGGAAAAATCCATACTGGCCATGTCTTCAATGTGAATGGTCATAATAAGCCCCTAGTACGCCAACTGCGCCAAAGAAATACCCAACGCTGTCGCCGCTTTTTCCAGCGTGGCCTTGCGTGGGCGTTTGGCAGATTCGATTTGTGCATAACCAGCTTGAGTGATGCCCATACGCTCCGCCATATCAGTTTGTGTCAACAGCAAGTATTCACGCCAAGCTTGCAACATGCTCATATCTTCCATGATGCGCTTGCCGACGACAGCATTTGGAATCATGCCGGGAGCAATTGCTCCTGGAATTTTTACAAAATCGGCATAAGGCATCACAACAAACGCTGGCCTGCCGTCTGCTCCGTTAATCATTTGGTAGTTAGTAAGTGCTTTCATCACGTTTTTTCACCTCTTCAATGTTGATAATATGAACATCGCCGTCGAACTCGAAAAACACTCGGTAATTGCCAGCCCGCAAGCGGTAGCTGTATTCATGGTTGACCAGCTTTTTTACGCCCTGACAATGTGGAAAATCAGACAAGGCTTGCGATTCAGTATAAACACGCTTTCGTGCCTTACTATCCTTGATCTTTTCTATTTGCTTAAGCGCTTTAGGATTCCAGTTAATTTCGTTCATAGCAGCAATTATAAGTATTTTATAAGCATTGTAAATAATTGTGTAAATTTTGACAAAGTTACGAACCCCAGCTATCATTTACCCACTGCCCCACATTGGGCAGGCGGGTTTGGTAGCTCGTGTAAGACAGGCGCAGAAGTTACGCGCCGAAAGGTTCGTGGCTTTTTTTATGCCCTTCACTTTATGGTGGGTGGTGTATTGGGAGGCTTAACGGCCTGTCGGGTCCTGTCTCCGATCTACCAACCTGATACATTACCCACCGCCCAAAGTTTGGTAGCTTCGGTCGGTGGTTTAAATCCATTAGACAGGAGTTTCAAATGAATAATCAATCTCAAGTTACAACCGAATTACGCCCAGACGTTGCTGAAATCAATGGCGTTATCAAAACCACTTCACTTAAAGTTGCTGAATTTTTTGGCAAACGCCATGACAATGTTATCAAGGCCATTAGAAATTTAGACTGCTCAGTCGATTTTGCTAAACTCAATTTTGAGGAGTGCCAACGAATCAACGAGTTAGCTAATGGTAAGCCTGAAATTTACTATGAGATGACTAAAAACGGCTTTATATTTTTAGCGATGGGCTTCACTGGCAAAGAAGCGGCTAAATGGAAAGAGTCGTATATCAATGCTTTTGATCAACTAGAAGCTAAGCTTCAACAACTCCAAAAACCCCAATACGGCCTAAAGTCACTCGCCTCTCCGTTTATCAGCGAAGCCGAAGCCGCACAGTTTAAAAAATCCATTGAAGCGTTCTGCAAAAGCGATGGTAAAGCTTATCCAATTTTGTATCGCAAGATTTATGAGCATTACGGTATCACCACTTACAAAAACATCCCTGCAGGTAAATTAGCAGAAGCAGCGCGTCTTTTAGGCATGAAGTTACTACCCCTAAAAAAGCAAGCCATTCCAGCCGAACCCCTTAAGCTGGAATTTACCCCCGAAGAACTCGAAGACTTAGTGGCAGAACGCATCAAAACCGTAGCCGGAGAAATTATGCCCAAACAACCCGAAGAGCCTGTGCAACACAATAGCATCGCCATCAATCTTGTGCCGTTAGAAAATGGAGAAACTAGACGCTGGATAGTTACCCAAATGGCATCCGAAATAGGTATGTTTCACTCTATTCCTTCTGATCAATTGGTTCAAAGCAAAGCGAAGTTTATGGCTGACATAGGCGGGAGTAAAGAGTCGCTACAAGAATTGATTAGCAACCATATCCCTCTTGAGCTATTGCCTTGGTTGATTAATTTATCCAGTGAGCGCATGGGCGATTGTATTCAGAGTTTAACCATCAACACAACTGTTGCCGCTGCGGCTTAGGGAGTTTGGGGATGATTAAGTTAGCAAGTCTTAAAAGTAGTTTGACTAATGTGGCAATAACAGCAGCTTGCGCAATTAAAGCACCTGTTACCCATTTAATTAACTCGACTTTTAACTCAGACATGCTGACTTTCATCTCTTGTTTTAAGCTTTCTATGTCTTGCTTAGTCGCTAAGTCTGCTTTGCCTTGCATAGGACGCTACGATGGAAAAAATGACTTTAACACTAGTGACATGACACCGGCAATTAAAATGCCTAGCATCCAGCGATTAAGCTTTAGTTCGCCATCGATGCGCTCAAAGCGTACATCAATATCTCGGCGTAAGTCGCTAATGTCGCGCTTACTAGCTAAGTCTGCTTCGCCTTGCGCATCACTAAAAGCGTCTGCGAAAGCTTCCGCCTGTTCTTCTTCAAGTCCGGCTGTCCTTAGTTTACGTACAAATTTATGGGTGTCAAAAGTGATGGTTGCCATAGCTGTTCCTAGTGAAGTTAAGTTAGCGGGTTATCAAAGTAGTTTGACTAGTGCAGCGATAACAGCAACAGCGACAGACAGCATCGTGCCCATTTTTATGGTTAAACGTAGTTCTAGCTCTTTTAGGTCGCGTTTAGTAGTGACGTTATCCAAATCATATTCATGCTTGGCTTGCTCAAGCGTAGATACGATAGCCGCTTTTTGTAAGCGCGTGATCGTTTCGGCCTGTTGGTCACTAAAGCCTGATGACTTGAGTTCGTTAAAAAATTCGTGCGTATCAAAGTTGATGGCGGCCATTATTATTCCTAATGAGGTGAATTATGAAGGGAAAAAGGCTTTTAATACTAGCGAGATAACGCCTGCTAACATTAAACCTATCATCCATTTGATAACTGCTAAATCAGTACGTATGGGCGCTAATTCTTGCTGGAGCTTAATGTCAAGATGCTCTTTGGTCACTAGTTCTTTAAGATTTACCTCAAGGGCTTCTGATAAAGCCTCTGCCTCAGCTTCTGCTTGTTTATCAGGTACGCCTGCTGATTTAAGTTTATTAGCAAATTTTAGCGTATCGAAAGTAATAGTGGCCATGATGATTCCTAATGAAATTAAGTTGGCTGATTATCAAAGTAGTTTAACCAGTGCAGCAACGATGCCGATGGAGAAAGCCATAAGCGCACCTAGCTTAATGGTTAAGCGTTGCTCCATCTGGACAAATCTAGCATCTATATCACGACGTAGATCATCAATATCGCGGTGTAAATCTTTTTGGGTAGCCAATAAGTCTTCTTTAGTGACTAACTCTTTAAGGTTAACTTCAAGTGCTTCTGCTAAGACTTCTGCCTCAGCTTCTGCTTGTCTATCAGGCACGCCAGCAGCTTTAAGTCTATTAGCATATTTTAAAGTATCAAAAGTAATAGCAGCCATAAGTAATCCTAGTTATTTTAATTTTTATACCAGTTTACCACGCTTAAAAACAATTTAATCAATCTAAAAAGGAAAGTATGTCTATTAATAAGTGCGTTTTCATGGGCAATTTGGGTGCTGATCCTGATCTGCGTTATTTACCCACTGGCACGGCTGTCGTTAATTTTTCGATAGCCTGTTCTAAGCGGTGGACAGATAAAGCCACTGGCGAGATTAAGGATAAAACCGAGTGGATTAGGTTGGTTAGCTTTGGTAGGCGGGCAGAGGTGATTGCCGAGCACTTTAAAAAAGGCAGTCTGATATATGTTGAGGGTGAGCAGTGTACTCGTAGCTATGAAAAAGACGGCGTTAAGCATTGGGTGACTGAGATAGTGGTATCAGAGTTTCAGTTTTGTGGACAGCAAGGTAATAGTGGCAATGATGCTAGAGCCAGTCAGCAAGCAAGCGCTTATGGTAAGGCACAGCCTAATAATCCAACGATGCCGCCAGTGCCACCTGCTTATGAAGACTTTAATGACGATATACCTTTTTGATGTATGAAAGTCATAGGCATTGATCCAGGTCGCCACACTGGAATTGCTCTTTCAGACAATGGCAAGCTAACCGAGGTGTTTGAAACGGATTTTTGGGGGGCAATTCAGGTTATCGATAACTTTAAGTATGCCGCTATCGTGGTTGAATTACCCTCCAATAAGCATGTTTGGCATAACAAAGCGGTAACAAAGGGCGCAATACAACGTACCGGTGTTAATGTCGGTTCATGTATTAGAGAAGCAGAATTATTAATTGCCTACCTTGCGAATAAAGATAGGCAAGTAATTATAGAAAAACCAGCCGGAAAAGTTAATAGCGCTGCATTTAAGGCATTAACAGGCTGGGAGAAGCAAACTAACCAACACATGCGCGATGCAGGCGTTATGGCGCATAAATATAGATACTTATCCCCTGAGGAGTAAACAAAAATGAATACAGAGGTATTAATAATAGTTGTAACTACGGTATTTTTTACAGGTTATCTAATGTATATGGCCGCGAAGAATAACAGAGAATGATTGATATAGGTGTGATCGTGGTAAAGATTATAAATTTCATTGAATTCATTGTCTTAGTTTTAATGCTGCCGGTATTGATCTATGACATCTGCAAAAAAGATAGTCGTTTTTGTAAGTCCTCAAAATCAAGAGAAGAAGATAATTAATGAATCGCTACAACTGTAAGAATGGAATGATGGAATATTACACAGATCCTGATGGTTATTGGGTTACTTATGAAGATCACAGCAAAGCCTTAGATAGTGTTGAGCATGCACTTGATAATGCTTTAGAGGATGTGTTTGATCAGAAATATCTTATATCCGACATAAAATCAAAGCTTTCAAGCTCAAATAAACTAGTGACTAAACTACTTATAGTCATTGTGTCTTTATTAGCCTTTCAATTTTCAAAATACACAGGATTAATCTAAATGAAACGATACAACCAAGGATTTTATAAGTTTGGCGCTATGGAGCAATGCGATACAGGGGAGTGGGCAAGGGTTGAGGATTGTTATGATCTTATAAATCATGAAAGGGAAGATTATTATTTTTGATATTCTGAATTAGCAAAAGAAATGTACCAAGAAAATAGCGCGTTATTGTTTAAGTTAAAAGTAGTTACCGCAGGGCTTATTGTCTCTTTTGTCACTAATGCAATGCTAATAGCGGTCATGTAAAGAGTTGGTATTTAACGTAGTTGTGAGGGGTTTAAGGCAGGACGACTAATAGTCTTCTGACGAAATTGAGAGAGTTGTAAACATGCCGCTTTTTTATGGAGACTAGTAATGGATATTAGCTATTTTAAATATGACGGGGCTTTGGGCGATTACTTTACTTGTCCAAAAGGATTAGGCACTTATTCAACTGATTTTTGTGCACGAATGTATACGGAGGCTATGTCTCCTGTGGGTTTAAAAGAAGGACTTAGATTTACATGCAAGTCATGCCAAGTCGGCGCTAAACATGCCGGTGCTTGCAGTAATTCAACATCCTGCTTTCTGGGTAAGCTATTGTGCTCAAGATGCCAAAAAGGTGCAAATCGATTAATTCGTGGCTCAATCTGCGTAAGTTGTTACAACCGTGAGCGCGAAGTTTTGATAGGCAAAAATGCAAAAGGTTCGCCGCCTATTTTTTGCAAGGAAGTGGGCTCTGCTTATGTCTCATGCGCTATTGATGCAGGTGAAACCACTCAAGTTAGAAAGCTTGATAAGGTAACGTCGCTAATGGAAGTCTATTTATCTATTTTACGGACTGCACCTAAGGCTGTTTGGTTTGGTATGGTTAACCCAACTCCTATCGCTGAGGCTAGTTATTGATGGGATGGGAATTAATTGATCATGTCTGCAAGCATTGTGCAGGTCGTATTATTGAGCAAATGACAGATGAAGGAGAGTTTCGGTACCGCTGTACAAATTGCGGTGCTGAGGTGATAGGTGAGCATACCGAATTATGCTGGTGCGGGGCGTCTGTACAAAAGTATGGTCATGTCTTTGAGTGCTTTGTTAACCCAAAAAAATCAATATCAATGCCGCAAGAGGTTTTGATTAGAGAACGTGTGTTGCAGCCATTTACACCATCTCTTTTTAGACATGCAAGTATTGATGACGACTATAAGTAGGGCGTAGGAGTGGATATAGAAAAGCCTCGTTAAGGGGCTTTTTTATTTGCATTGATTTGGTAGTGACAGCACGCTTTGTGCATTAGAAGCTTATAGAGTTTAGAAATGGCATATAGTGAAAAGGATTGGGAGGTTGTTAGGGCTTATTATCAGCAAGGACTATCCCTAGCAGAAATTATTGAAACGCCTGAGGTAAAGAAGATAGGCATTACCGATAGAAGCGGCATAAGCAAGAAAGCTAAAAAAGAGGGCTGGCTAAAAGGAAAAAATTCAACACTTGTTGAAAAAGTTATTCAATCTAAACAACTAGATAAAGAGATAGAAAAAGAAAAATCAACCTTTAATTCAACAGAGCTTGATATTTTCAACAGCATTGTTGACAAAAAGCTCCGTGATCTTGAATTGTGCGATAAGGCGCAAAGGCTGGTTATAGATATGACTATTAAAAAGCTTAAACAGATTGGCATTGATAATGTTTCTTTTCAGGACATTAATGCTGCTGGATCTGCGATTCAAAAGTCTCGTGATGGTTTGGTTGGTAAAGAGCCTACTACAGTGATTAACAACAGCAATACGGCTATTGCACAAAGTCATTCAGTGTCATTGGTCAATATCCCTGCGCATGAACTTAAGCTGGCTTACTACGGCGAACTAGATGATGAATATTGATAGAAAAGAAATTGATCTTAAAGCCAGATTGATTAACGAATTTGATTTTTTTATAAGGTATTTCTTTAAGCATCAATTTGGGCGTAAATTCATTATGACGCCTCATTTTTATGAGATCATTGATGCGTTGGTTGAGGTGGTAAAAGGTAATATTACTCGACTTATTATCAATATCCCCCCTAGATATGGGAAAACAGCCGTAGCCGTTAAAATGTTTGTGGCATGGGTATTGGCTAATAATCCGGGCGCTAAATTTATTCATTTATCGTTTTCTGATGATCTAGCGCTAGATAATTCAAGTGAGATAAGAGAGCTAATCAAGTCTGAAGAGTACCAGCGTATATTTGGGGTGGCTATTAGAACTGATTCGGATAGTAAAAAGAAATGGTACACGATGGCAGGTGGCGGCTTGTATGCAACGTCTACTGGTGGGCCAATTACTGGATTCGGAGCTGGCGCTAAAACTCGTGAGAGGGCGGGTACAAATAGTCCGTGTGATGGTTTTGAGGGTTGTCTCATACTTGATGACCCATTGAAGCCCGATGATGCATTCTCAGATACAATGAGAAGCCGCATTAATACCCGCTTTAATAACACTATTGCTTCGCGTGTTAACTCACCAACAACACCAATTATAGTGATAATGCAGCGTTTGCATGAAAATGATATGACAGGTTTTTTACTAGAAGGTGGTAGTGGTGAAGAATGGCATCATGTTTGTTTATCGGCTATTAAGCCTGATGGAACTGCTTTGTGGCCTGAGATGCACACTATAGAAAAACTAAGGGCAATGGAGCAAGCAGATCCCTATACATTTGCTGGCCAGTATATGCAGATACCTTCGCCTTTGGCGGGTGGTATTATCAAGCCGGACAATATTAGCGTTGTGCAGGCTATTCCGCATGGTGTGACCGAATGGGTGAGAGGTTGGGATTTTGCAGCTTCTACAACGGGTGATTTTACTGCTGGCGCTAAGATTGGACGCTTAGCTGATGGTCGGTGCATTATCGCTGATATGGTGCGCATAAGAGTGTCGCCTGATGAGCGAGATGCTGCATTGGTTAATACAGCGGCTCGTGATGGTGATAACTGCCGCATATCTATTCCGCAAGATCCTGGGCAAGCGGGATTAACTCAGGTTAAATATTTGGTGCGTAGTCTGTCTGGATTTTCAGTTAAGGCTACACCTGAGTCTGGTAATAAGGTGGTAAGGGCTGAGCCGTTTGCTGCTCAGATCAATGTCGGTAATGTGGTCATGCTTAAGGCTGATTGGAATGATGCGCTTATCAGTGAGATGCGTATGTTTCCTAATGGTACGTTTGATGACCAAGTTGATGCGCTTTCTAGGGCGTTTTCAATGCTTATTGGCAATGAGCCCGCTATGATTTTCATTCCTGACGTAAGCAAGCCGGTTAATCCAGTGCAGGCACGCATATCAAAAGAAATGCCTGGGCTGCCTAGTGGTGTTATTGATGCAATTCAAGTGCCTGATGGAAACTTTTGCGGAAACTGCTCTGCGTATAGCGAGGGAAAGTGTTTAGATCGTGGGTTTTTGGTAGCTGTTCGTGATGTTGGGTGTCAATCATTTATACAAAGATAGGAAAAGCTCAAAGTAGCTTAACCAGGGCTGCAACAATTCCGATAGCAAAAGCCATTAATGCGCCTTGTTTAATAATTAGTCGTTGTTCCATTTGAATTAAGCGCGTGTCTATATCTTTACGTAAATCGTCTATATCTCGTTTAGTTGATAATTCATGCTGTGATTCAACAATAACGCGTACAAAGGCATCAGCCTGTTCTTGTGTAACGCCAACTGATTTTAATTTAATGACGGCTTCTTGGGTATCAAAAGTAATAGTGGTCATATTTTCCTCGAAGTTTTAATGACAGCATGATCTTGTTAGGTATTATTATAGGTCGTGACACTACGATTACCAGAATAAATAATTTTCTGGTAATCAACTATGTCAGACAACGCGCAATCAGTCGCATTTAACGAAAATGCCCCACAAGACGAACGCAATGATGCGCTTGCTGAATTGCAAAAGTCCCATAAAACAAATGCTTTAAGCGATCTTATTCCAGCAGAGGCTGTTAGGGAGGTGATTGCTCATATTCACGAAGGCTATCAGGATGAAGCTATTCGTAAGGCGATGAATCCTAATATTGTTCCATTTCCAAGCAAACATGCTAAGCGCAGAGAAAAAGGTATGCAGTCAATCCAGTTGGATGACTGGCAGCTGTCAGTCAATGGCGACTTTTGGGAACGTCCTAGTGCATTAGGCTTTGATTCTTTACGCATGATGGTAGAGCAAACGCCTATACTAAATGCTATTGTCATGACTAGGGTAAGGCAGGTACAGCGCTTTGCTAGAGTGACAGAAGATAATAGGGATGCGCCGGGCTTTGAAATTAAGCATATTGATAAGTCACATCAACTTAATGATGCTGAGCAAGGCTCTATTCATCAGTTAAACAGATTCATAGCTAATTGCGGGTGGGAATTTTCACCACGCAGGCGCAAAGCTTTAAGGCGTGATTCATTTGCTCAGTTCTTGGGCAAGGTAACTCGCGACACTTTAATAATGGATTCTGTCGGCATAGAGACCGAGTGGAAGCGTGATAAAGCCCAAGGAATGGATGGCTTTTACGCTGTTGACGGTGGCTCAATACGTTTATGTACGGAAGATGGTTATCGTGGCGATGATGAAATATTTGCGCTTCAAGTTGTGCAAGGAAGAGTCAGTGCAGCTTATAGCTTTGATGATTTGATTTATGAGCCGCGCAATCCAAGATCTGATGTCTCTGTATGCGGCTATGGTCTGCCAGAAACAGAATTGCTGGTGCGAGTGGTGACAGGCTATCTAAATGCTTTAACCTATAACATTAAAGGCTTTGATCAGAACGCTATTCCTAAGGGTATGTTGCACTTATCTGGCAACTATACTAATCAAGATATAGATGCCTTTAAGCGCTACTGGAACTCGATGGTTAAGGGTATCAATAATCAATGGTCATTGCCGGTCATGGTTTCAAAAGATCAAGAGTCTAGGGCGAGCTTTGAGAAATTTGGAGTAGATTATGACGAGATGTACTTCGGCAAATGGATGACCTTTTTAACCTCTATTGCTTGCGCCATTTATGGTATGTCGCCATCTGAGATTAACTTTGATTCGTTTACTGCCGGTAGCTCCTCTGCGCTAGCTGGCTCTGATACTGCTGAAAAGCTAGCGGCGTCTAAGGACAGTGGCTTGCGGCCTGTATTAGCTTATTTTGAAAACCTAATCACTGATTACATTGTTTCTGATTTTTCAGATAAGTATGTTTTTCGATGGACAGGGCTTGACCCTCAAAACGCTGATGAAAAGTTTGAGCTGCGTAAGCTGTTATTGACAGTTAATGAGGCTAGGGCAGAGGAGGGCTATGAGGCTATAAAAGGTCCTATGGGTGATGCGCCTTTAAATCCGCAATTAGTAGGGCCATGGATGCAATTAACCCAGCAGCAGCCTGAACAGCCAGACTTTGGACAGCCTAGTCAAAGCTCTAGCAATGATAATCAAGGTGAACAAAAAAGCGATACAGTTGAGAAAAAGCCCGATAGCGATACAGTAGAGCCTGCTCAAGAAGAGCAAGCGGCTGAACCAGCTAAGCCTGCGCAGCCTGCTCAAGGTGCTGAATTAGCAAATGGTGATGAGGGATTGAGTAAATCATTTGAAGGTCATAAAGGCAGACCAGGGCATCAAGGCGGAAGTCAGGCCAAGTCTTCAACTGATAGTGATGAGGATTATTCGGCTCATTTACCAGATTCATCAAAAATTAGCTCACTTGAAGAGGCTGAAAAATACTTTAAAGATAATATTGAAGGAAACTGGGCTATCACCATTAAAAGAAAGGCTGGGTTATTTGATGCAAAGCTAAATTTTAAGCAAAATCAGGATCATGCTTATACTAAAAAAAATAATGAAACTAATAAAAGGGAGTTTGAGGCTAAAAGAGCTTCTATGATGCAGTATATGGTGGACTGTATTGCTGATCCAGATGCTATCTTAGAAAACGGTGATAGGGAGATATTTGTAGAAAAAAATATTAATGGCGTTAATTATGTGGTTATTCTTAGTTGGTTTGAAAAAGAAAAGGAGTATCGCTTTAGATCGGCTCATTATTGGAGTAATAAGGAATTTGATCAAAATCGTAAATATTACAAAATGCCAGCTCCAAAAGGCAGGAAGTCCACTAAAAACAAAGCCCCTGAAAGGCTTAGTAAGTCTTTAGGGGCTTTAATCAAAGACACTGAAAATTTTGATAAGTCTTTAGTGTCTGCATCCGCACGGTTTTTAGACCTTACGGCCCCGCCCTTACCGATTTACCCGGAATCGCTCCAGCACCTATCAGATAGGCTCGATTGGGGACTTGACAGTGACGGCATCCCCCACGAAAGTAATTTTAGATGTATGGCTGATTTTGTCAAGTCTTTGGGTGGTTGGAATGAATTTGATTTTGAAAAAACAGAAGAGCTGGATTTTGGAACGCCTACACAAGTTATTTACACGATTGAATGATAATGAAAAAAACTAATTTACAACAAAAACTACCCATACAAAGCCGAAATGTTATAGATGGCGATGTGCTTTATTTTAAACATCCAGAGCATGGCGCATTATCTGGAAAGGTTCATGCTGTCGGTCAGCATGGCGTTCAGGTTCTTCATGAAAGCGGCGAGGATGGAGTGGTGCGCGTACCTTGGGCTGATGTGTTGGGGCATAAAGAACGTAGAGCCAGAAAGCTTGTTTTAGTTGAACGTGGCGAAGATGGCGCTATTGCTGAGGATGAAGATGGTAATCGTGTTTATGTCGAAGGCGAGGTGCCAGAGGAAGAAAAACCACTCAATAAAGCATTGCCTAGTGGTGATATTTCAGTGTTTGCGTTGAAAGAGCAAGCGGCCATTGATGCTGCGCTTATTTCTGCTGGATTTGTTCCGTCGATTGAGTACATACGCAAATCTTATGGTGAGCATTGGAACGAGCCACAAGTGAGTGCAGAAACGATTGCAGAAGCTCCTAAAGTAGACCTAGAGCCGTTGATTAAAGCGATTGCAGAGATTAAGGCTCATGCTGATATGGCTATTACTAATTTGCGTTCAGAACTAGCGTTAAAGTTAGCGCTTGGGGAAGGGAATGGCGCTGCTGATTGATATATCAAATATTCCAGAGTGCTCTTGTGATGGCGCATTAGAGCATCTACACAAAGCACTGAATGATGAAGACGGTTTAGCGCATGATATTTGGGCGCAACATGAAAGCCCATTTATACGTGAGCTAATCGAAAAGTTTACTGATCGTGGCCTATTTAAGATTGCTAAGGTTCAGGAGGAGTTGAAAAAGTGGCTGGCAGGCGATTATTACGTTCCTGCTCTAAGGCACACAACAGTTCCTGTAGGTTATATGGGTCGTTGGACACAAGCAGAGCTTGATTTAGTTTATACCTATTTGCAAAACATACCGCCAGATTTAATGACGCTAAATGATTGGTCTATGCTGATTGATTATACAGTACAGCGATATTTGCCGGCTGATCAACTTAATGAAGAGGCTGAGTGGCTAGCGGTTAAGTCGGGATTAATGGGAAAGGCGCAAGTGCACATGGACAATATTGATATTGCTGCAGCTGCAACCATTGTTGAGGCATTGCCTTCGACTGTAGTAGAAGCGGTAACGATGTTTAACCTATCTCCAGCTGCTGAAGCGATTATGGAATATGGCAAGCTTTATGGTTGCGAGAATGTTCAGGCTGTTTCTGATGGGTTTAGGCATAAGCTTAAGAAGGTCATTTTAAACCATGAGTCAGCCAAGCTATTGAATGATGAGTCGTCTAATGCTCAGACGCTAGAACAAGCTTTATTTGATACGTTTTCATCTGCAAATAGAGACTGGCGTAGGATCGCGCTAACAGAAGCCGGTGAAATGGCTAATCAAGGCGTTATTGCTTCATTGCCTGCTGGGTCTAAAGTTAGGCGCATGGAAATGTACAGAGGCGCCTGCCCATTTTGTAAAAAGATCGATGGGCGAATTTTTAGCGTGGTTGATCCGTCCTCTGAAGACAAGGACGGCACTAAGGAAGTTTGGGTAGGTAAAACCAATATAGGCCGATCATCGTCCCCACGAAAGCGTAGCGGTGATGAGTTGGTCGAGCGACTGCCATCTGAATTATGGTGGGTAGGTGCGGGAGTAATGCATCCCCATTGCTTTATTAATCCAAGGGTTCTAATTTACACAGTGCAGGGTTATAAGCCAATTTCAGATATAAAAGTTGGTGATTTAGTCTTGACTCACAAAGGAAGATTTAAGCCTGTAAATTGGGTTCTTAGTGGAAAGAAGCATACGGGCAACGTGATCGGCCTAACATTGGGTACTAAAAATAAAAAGAGAATGCCTTTTACAACTCCAGAGCACCCTTATTTAACATCGAGGGGATGGATTAAGTCAGGAGATATAGTTGTTGGCGACAGAATTGTTGCTCTTTCTAAAATATGCCAAGGTTGCGGCAAGCCATTTGTTAATTTAAAGCACCCAAATGTTAATAATTGTGGGAAATCTTGCGTAGAGCCTAGTGGAAGTAATCAATTTTCTGAGCCAGACACAAGGGACGAGGCTAGGCAGGTTACTTCAGAAGCCAATAAGAAAAGAATGCGGCTAATGACTGTTGAGCAAAGGAGAGATCTTACTAAAAAGGCAAGAATTTCAGCCAAGGAAAAAGGGTATGAGTGGTTAAGAAGTGACGACGTTAAAAAAAGATCTGCAATTTCAAATGCAAATAAAAACTATACTCCCAGTGGCATTGAGTTATCTATACACAGAGAGCTTTTAGAGCTTGGTGTAGAGCCTACGCTACAACACAGGGTTCTTTCTGGAATGAAAGACATCTCTGGAAGGGTGCGTTACTGGTGGTTAGATATAGCATTGACAGAGCAAAAAATAGCCATAGAGATAGATGGCGCTGCTTGGCACAGAAGAGGCGAATTTATCTCAAGAGATGATCGTAGGGATAATGATCTTACTAGCATGGGGTGGACTGTTATGCGATTTGATCATGAATTAGCAAAAGCTAACCCTAGTTTTATTGCCCAAGAAATAGCAAGATTGGCTATGAATCATTCTGGTGATTATGTGTTTTCAGACATAGAGGTTACTGATATTTGTGAAAAGGAGGTTGCAAATAAAAGGCTTTATAACTTTGGTGTTGAAGATGATGAGTCTTACATTATTGGCGGTGGAATTGTAGTGCATAATTGCCGTGGCCAGTGGGTGGCTATGGATTCGTCAGCTTTTGGTGATGATCCTGAGTTTGCTAGCTTTTTATCCAATTTGTTTAGTCATCAAGAGGGATTGTGATGCTTAAAAAATGCTTAGCAATGGCAGTATTATGTCTGCCATTAACAGTGAGTGCAAAAGGAAGTCATAAGCTTGATACGACGCCAGAGGTTGCAGTTGGCGCTGTAACTGCTCAAATTGAAGATAACTATTATCACAACACCAATTCATTTGATAGTAATGGTAATTTATTGCCTGTTGATACTGACTATATTAATGCCACAATTGGTTATTCATTTGATTTTGGGCTGACTGTTCAGGCGGCCACCTATAACTGTCCTATATTTGGTAGAGGTGCTCAAAACTTTGAGTGCGATACTTACATTAATATTATTCAGCGCTTCAATTTGACAGAGCATTTTGGTGTAAATATTGGATCTCAAAATGGCACAGTCTTTGGTGCACTACCACAATGGCATCATGTTGATTTTGGCTTGCTGTCTTATCAAGTCACTAATGATATAGAGATTCATTCTGGCAGTTATTTTGTTAATAGTTATTTGGCAACTATTCCTGTTGATGTGATCGATGTAACAACAGGCTTTGTTGTTAAGTTTAATGAGAAATTTAGCTGGGAAATGGATTACTTTGGCGGACATAATAACTTATCAGGTGCGCAGTTAAACTGGTTTTATAAAAGTTACTATTTGGGTGTGATCATACCTGAATCAGGCTCAGGCAATCAGTATGCAGGTGTAGTAGGTATGCGAATTACATCGTGGTAGTTTTGCTTTATTTTGGTCGTGACAATACGATTAGTCTTGTTAATTATTCCTTGATAGCTCAGTGGTAGAGCGGTTGACTGTTAATCAATTGGTCGGTGGTTCGAGCCCATCTCAGGGAGCCAAAAAAAACGGCAATGCTGGAAGTCGGTAATGACCATGCGGATTCATGGACAAAGACAGTGTAATTTATAGGGGTCATAGCTCAGCTGATAGAGCGCTTGCCTTGCACGCAAGAGGTCGGGAGTTTGATCCTCCCTGGCTCCACCATTATTAAAACTATTTATGACATATAAGTTTGTTAAAGCTCCTGATGAATATCCAGGGAAGATTTATACATGCGGCAAAAAATAATGACAGGAGCTTGAACTATGAAATAGTTGCAAGGCTTGAAGCGTCTCTTACAGTTGGGAATGATTTTGAGGGACTAAGTCCTGAACAAGCTCAGGCTGTAAAATTAATTATTTCTCAATTTAAGCAGGTCAATCCTGCTCAATAGATGCTCGAAACATTTGGGGTGCGTCAAATTAAAGCAACTTCACCAATGCCGCAATTACAGCCACTTGCGCCATCATTAAAGCGCCTACCCATTTAACAATATCAACTTTAAGTTCAAGAAGGTCAGTCTTAGAGGCTAGTGGTGCTATATCATTCTTAGTAGCTAACTCGCTTTGCGATTTTTTAAGAACAGCAATCACTGTTTCTGATTGTTTTCTAGTAAATCCACTAGTTTCAAGTTCGTTAACTAATTCGTTGGTATCAAAAGTAATCGTTGTCATCGCTATAGCTCCTTAAGATAATTTTATCAACATACCGAAACGGTTGTGGGTTGTCAAATATCCACGTCCTACCATTTTATGTTTTGCATTTAATTGTTAGCTTGTCTTAGGTCGTGACACCAGAATTTAACAAATCAATTAAATTTAATGGGTAGTGTTATGGCGACTGAAAGAGCAGTGGATGTTTCAAAAAAAATAGATTCTAAGTTTAAGGCTGGGGTAAGTGGTAATCCGCTGGGCAGACCTAAGCAGACCGAAGAAATTAAAATGGCTAAGGTTAGAGATGCTTTAGATAAAAACATTGTCGCAATTTTTTATAAGGTTTTAGATAGTGCGCTTGCTGGCGATATTCAGGCGGCAGGGTTAATATTTGAAATTTATGGCTTATCAAATCGTATTTTAGATGTTAAGCCTGACTTAAACGCGAAATGATATTATGAGTAATTCATCAGAAAAAGATCATCCTTTTGTTGTAGGCAAGGCAGATTGCAAGGGAAATCCTGAAAAAGCATCGTCATTAAAGTTTGCTGGCCGCGAGTATCATGCCTCAGGCAAGTCCGGCAAATCAATTCACGACGATACACCGGTGCGTGAGTTTGAGCATGAAAGCGGACATAAGGTCTGGATGGATGATGCTGCGCGTGTTCATGCTAATAATGAGGATGAAGTTGATAGCTTGCGCCAAGATGCAGATAAGGGGCTGACTGAAGATACTAGCAAAACTGACAGCCAAGTTGATGGCAAGCGTCCAGGTAAAGACATTCCAGAGAAAATGACAAAGGCTTTGTTCTTTATGTCTGCTGATCAATCAGAGTTGTTTTTAAATCTGATTGATTGAGTTTATGGCGCCCTTGATACTTTTATTTAAGTCCCACGTCAAAGGCTATACGCGTAAGGATGGGCATTATGTTAATCCTTATACAAAAGATAACTCAGGAAGGCATGGGGTTCAGCACAGAGTTCCAGTAAAGAATAGTGTGCTTCAGTGGGCTGGGTTGGGCTTAAATCCCGTTGTTGCAGATTATTTTAAATTGCATACAAAGCATTCTGATCAATTTCCTGACGAAGCCTCTATGAGATCTCATGTTCAGTGGGTTATGGAGCATCCGCATGTATTTATGCCAGCTACAAAAGATGGATATGTGATGTTTGTTCGTCGCGGAGCTTTAGACAAGTGTGTAGTTATTAACCCTGTTGTCAAGGGTGGGGCGAATGGATATGTAGTTAGGTCAGCGTATATAATGAATGAGGATCAGCTAAAATCTTACATTAAAGCAGTATTCAAGTATCGAAAATATAACGTAAAAATTAGAAAGTCAATCAGCGTCGGGGCGCTAAGTCCGAGCTTCTTGTCCGGTTCCGAATTATCAGAGCGATCAACAAGGTGGCTCCCCATTTCTCACGAAAAGGTTCAACTGATTGCAAAATGCAATTTACCTGAAGATAGCAATTTAATCAAGTGGATGATTGAAAGCGGAATTAATTATAAAAATACAAGCTTTACTAAATCAGATATATCAATGGATAGGTACAGTTCACCATATGAGCTATCAGAATATCAAATAAAATCAGGCAATTATAAAAAACGATCAATTTCGTGGAATGGTTTGACTATCAAGATAGAGAATGAGGCCGGGTCAGTTCGTAGCGGCCAAGATCCTAATGGCAAATTATGGGAAGTTCGCATGATTTACCCTTATGGTTATGTTAGTAATTCAACGGGGGTTGATGGTGATGAGGTTGATATATATTTGGGCTTTAATCTTAATGCGCCAATAGTTTACATTGTTCACCAGCGAAAGGTGGGGGACTGGTCGGAATACGACGAAGATAAGTGCATGATCGGCTTTGATTCTGAGGATGACGCAAGACAAGCATTTTTGCATCATTATGATGATCCTCGTTTTTTGGGCGAAATAACAGCTATGTCTGTTGGCGAATTTGTTGATAAAGTAAAAGCCACCAACAAAAAACCAGCTATGATTAAAGCTTTGCCTGTAACTTTGTCAGAAAGGCTTGCTAAGGCTGGCTTTATCTGGCGTGAAGTACCCTTTACTCGTGAGTCATGGGATGGCGAGTTCCCAGGCAATATGGTTAAGTCGTTCATGGGTGATTTGATAGAACTTCTCCCTGAAACGCTAGATTATCCTGACTATGGCTCATCACTCATTGGCGCATTAAAGCCAACAATAGAAAGCCCATTAATTATTCATCATGAGGTAGGTCAGGCTTCTTTTTTTCGAGCAATAATTAACGCAGACGGCTCAATACTAGGCTACTCTAAAGTAACGCTATGGAAAGGTTTTTCTCGTGTTGAGATTATTCAAGATTTACCGGCTCTTGAAGGGTGTATTGACCATGGCATTAATGTCATTGCTGATTTCGTTGATGAGGGTCATGCCGTATTTAAATGCCTATCGCTGGGTAAATTTCTTGTCACTGATTTTGGTATCGCTTCACATTTAATGGATTGGGGTGTTGAGTTCTTTAAGTCTGATCATGGCGCTATACCAGATGGCGCAAGATGGATAACGGTTCATCCAAACGGCGAAGGCTCTAAAGGTGTTCCAATATTGGTGCAGCCTGCCAAGGATAATTCAGGTACGTTCCGAGTGGTGGGCGGCGCAGGTGGCAAACTTAATATGCTTAAGTTACGCGGTGTTAAGTCTGAAGCTGATTATAAACAGGAGCATTCAGAGCGTGCGCACAATAAACGATTAGTCGACAAAGAGCGTATAAGGCGTGATAAAGAGCTAGGCATACATGATGCAAAGACTCAGGCCAAAGAAAATATTAATGCTCAACGAAAGAAGTCGCAAAAAGATTTTATCAAAACTGTTGCTGATGCTATGGGTTGGAAGCATGAAGAAACAGAGCTAAATACATCCGGATTGTCAGAGCAAGCCGCTAAAAAGGCAGAGCTTAAGCATCATGCGGAATTATTGACCAGGGCTAAGGAAGCTGTCAATGTACAGCGTAAAATGCTGGTTGATAATGCTGATGCGCGGGCAGCTGCTGGTCTGGGCGTAATGCCGCTACATGATGAAAATGCGGCTTTAATTTCTGCTGATGATCTTGATCCGGTTCGTTTAACTGACAAGTCGGGTATTTCTCAAGATTTTAAAAAGCGCGCTGAAAATGCTGGGCTGACGCAAGATAGTCTTGATTCAAAAGTCAGCGAAACCAAGACGACTGGCAAGACGGATGCACAAATTGAAAGAGGCCAGATAGCGCAAGATATTAAAGACGAGTTATCAAAGCTGCCAAAACCTGACTTAAATGCAAAAATAGTTGATGCTAAAAAAGCTGTTGAGCTGATCAAGGCGCAAAAGAAATTAGCGGCCATGGAAAAAGCTGCGCGTGATGCAAACAAGGAGGTTAATAAAGCGACTGTAGAGCCTAAAGCCTATGTGTTAGCAACCTCTGAGCCTGATGATAAGGTCGCGCTTAAGGCGATACATGACGATTTAAGTACATCTAAGGCCAAGGCCTTTTTAGCAGGTGTGCAAGCAGTAGGTGGAGAGGAGTCAATAGAAAGTCATGTCTCTACGGGCGCATATAATGTTATTAATGCGTTATCCCATGCAGTAGGCGGTGATTCTCTAATGGATAGATCAGTTATCGACGTGTTAGGAATTGCGGGCGCTGCTCAAGTGCTTGCAAGGCGTTTGCATTCTGATTACAAAGATAAGACTGATGATATTGCCAGCGGCGTTGAGGAATATCATGTGGCACATGCTCCGGAGTTACAGAGCGAAGCCCTAGCACAGGCTCAAGAGCTGCAGGACATAGCTAACAAGATTGAAATGGATCAGGCCGCAAACTCGCAAGACTTTGCTCATGCCTCTGGGCTGAATCATCAACGTAAAGAGCATTTAGCAACAGCACGTAAAGTCATGGGGCAAGCTCTAGGAGAAATGGAAGCAAATGCGGCTATTTCTGCGGCACTGCGCGGTGGTAAGCGTGACTTTGTTCAGGTGTCCTTGGGCAAGTCTACATCAGAATCAGCTGTACAACAGCTATGGGCTTTGGGCTTAAATAATGACGACTTTAATCTGGATAAGGTGGCCGGAAATACTTTTGCAACCATTAAAGCTTCTGGCATGGACAAGCTTGCTAAACCTATCGACAAAGAGAATATGCAGCGTATAGATCGCAATCTATCTATTATGCGTGGTGATGAAGATGAGGATGATTGGCTGCCGCAAGGCTTCTCTAAGCGCCCTGACTTGGGTCTTAATTTTAAAGCTGGAGTTGCTCCGCAGCTATCGCAGCCTTTTGATGCTAAAGGTTCTAATTTAGCAGATTCAGTGCGTGAGTATATTGGTGGTCGCATGGCTGATGGGGATAGACCAGCTGATATATTGTCGGATCTAAATTCCTTGCCCTTTATGCTATCGGTGGGTGCTGATCGAGCTTCTGAATACAGAAAAGCCCTTAATGAGGCTATCCCTACTAAGAATTTTAATGGTAAGTTAATGCGAGTCGAGCATTTAGAACCCATATTTCAGCAATACGCTGATGATTATGTGGCTTCTAAATGGGGCGGTACGCGTTCAACGCTTAATAAACAAACCTTTGAGCCTGATGCGATTGCACAAGATGCGCTGCATAGGGCATTAGCGTCTGAGCCTGCCGGTAAGATTGCTTATAAGCCTATTGGTGAGCTAACAGCGCAAGATCGATCAGCCTTGCGCAATTGGTTTTATAAAAATGTTGCTAAAGAATCACCAGAGCAAGCAGGGTTGCGTGAAAAAGCTGACAATCTTCAAAAGAATGAGCCCATTAAATTTACTGAGGATCTGTTTGGCGAGGTTTCGGAAAATCCAGCCTGGAAAGCATGGAAGAGTGACTACGATGAAGCGAGTGCAGTTGCGGCTGATGCGGGTTTAGATTGGGGTAAATACTCGCATTTAATGCGAGGTAGTGTTAGGGCTTTTGAGTCTATACAAGATTTAATCCGCTCAAAAGTCTCAGAGAGCTTTGCGCAAAACTATAATACACAACGTCCTGATGCTGCGTTAAAGATCGGCAAGACTATTGTAAGAAACAATCTTAATCATCTTGATGCTGTTGATCCTACTGAGCGTGAAAAGCGGCTAAAGGCTGAGCGTTCACTTATTGATTCTTTACGAGAGCGAGTACAAGGAAAATATTCGTCTGGATCTGTAGGCGACAAGATAGAGCAAGCCAAAGAGAAGCAAGCGGCTTATGGTCAAGCGCAGATGTCTTTATTTTCGTCTGAAGAAGATGACAATAAGGAGGCGCTAGCTTTAAAAGCGGATGAACGCAAAACCATAGGCCACGCCGCTGAAAACATGATCAACAAAATGATGGGGGTAGTCGGTGCTAATTTTGAGCCTAATAAGCCAGTCAAGTTATTTAATCCGTCGATGTCCGGACCTGATGGCGTAAAGCGACAAAGAGCCATCAAGCTAGTCGAAGCCAATAAGCGCGTAATGCTTGGGGCCGGAGTGGGTTCAGGCAAATCAGCTATGATGCTGGGCGCATTTTCTAGCCTGCATTCACAAGGCAAGATAAAAAAAGGCGTGATCTGCTGCCCAAGTATCGTGCAAGGACAAATGGGTGCTGAAGCCTTGCGCTTCTTAGAGGCTGGTAAATACAACTGGCATTGCAATCCTGGCGATTCCTTTGAAAGCCGTCTTGCTTCTTATAAAGATCCAGATAACCATTTTACCGTAGTCACACATCAATCTTTTCGTGATGATCTACTAAAAATGGCAAGTCTAAAGACCGGCGAAAGCACTGATGTAATTGCTGACAAAATGGGCGGCATGACGCAAAAGGAAAGGGCGAGCTATACCAAGGATGTGCTAGATCACCACGGCATTAACTTTGATTTCTCTGCGGTTGATGAAGGGCATAACCTGTTAGATCGTGAAGGTAAAGAAAACTCACGCATGTCTAATGTGATTGGTGGGGTAACCGATAATACGCCTTACCATATTTCAGCAACAGCTGATCCTGTTAAAAATGATGCTTCTGAGGCATTTAGTGCGCTACAA